GCAGAAGTAGAGAAAGTTAACATACCAACCTGATATAGGTAGTAAGCAACTGTTGGATGAACGATAAGAATATCGAGATCCTCTCCTCTTTCTCCAAGAAGGTTTCTAGCTTTTGCAATAGCAGAAGCAGTAAGGAAGTTAGCTTCAGTAGCACTAGCACCAGCTTTTGCTAGGTCTAATTTGTTTGCCGATAATGCAGTTCCAAATAAACCAGCTAAATGTGAGAACAATCTAGCGTTGTTTAGTTTGTTGATTGCATCTGCAAGTTGGTT